CTATGCGACACAAGAGAGGGATTACAAATTCTCATGACACTATTATTAGTGTTACGAGGAGTAATCCTTCCTCCTGTGTTAGATATCTCGCCTATCGTCAGTCCGTGGAAAGGTTCCGATTCAATAACTGAAAAGGAACTTAATCACGCCTGCCGAAGGTTAGGTATCTCTCCTCGGGGGTGTGAATGGAAGTCTTTTCACATGTCTACAAAATCGGGTCCCCAAGGTCAAGCTCTACTAATGTCTTTGACCGAATTGGCCTTACTTCCTCAGGAACTAATAGCAGATATAAAGCTATTAGGAGGAACTAAGCTCTCTTCGATCTTAGATCGTTTAGTAGAGAAAACCCTGGGGGACTACTCGATTGTAGATATATGGAAGACCATATTCCCACCTCGCTCTGGGAGCTATCGTAAGATTACCTACTTTAGCGACAAGGAAGGTAAGACAAGGGTGATTGCGATTCTTGATTACTGGACACAGACAGCTCTTCGACCTCTTCATGATTCTTTAAATAGAATCTTGAAAAGGATTCGGAGTGACTGCACCTTTAATCAGAATCACTTTCTAACTTGCCTGCCTTCCCTAGGTCCGTACTACAGTCTCGATCTGTCCAATGCCACGGATAGAATGCCTCTGCAATTGCAGAAACGTGTTCTATCTAAGGTGATTGGTACAGACAAAACTGAAGCATGGGCCCGACTACTGGTAGGGCACGATTACACAGTCCGTGGGATGAACAGTACCATAAATTATGGTGCTGGCCAGCCCATGGGTGCGTATTCGTCATGGTGCGCAATGGCATTAACTCATCATGTCCTAGTGCAAGTCTCTGGTATGAGGGCTGGTTACCCTCATTTCTGGGACTATGCAATCCTAGGAGATGATTTAGTTATAGCCAATGCAGCCGTTGCAACAGAGTACCGAAAACTGCTTCTCGAGCTCGATATGCCCATCTCGGACGTGAAGACGCATGTATCAAGTGATACATACGAATTTGCCAAGAGATGGATTCATAAAGGGCAAGAGATCACAGGTTTTGGTATCTCTGGTCTTAGGATGGTTTGGAAGAAGTATTCTCTTCTTTCGAACTATCTTGAGACGCAACAGCACCATGGTTGGAGTCTCTCACTAGATGAGCACCCGGACCTGATCCGAGCCATATATAGTGTTTATGGTCGTCCTGCGCAAGCAGAACGAGTTATAAAACTATATATGGTGTTCAACTCGCTGGCGAAAGCCAAGATGTCGAAGGACTACTCTGAATTGTTAACCACAATATCAGACTGGTTCCCTGGGCACCTATCTTCCGAGCAACTTCATTCATACGTGAATGAAGACTTAGCTAAGTTTGGTAAAACAATCTTAGTTAAGGCTAAGAAGAGGCTTGTTGAACGGGATCTTGAGAACTTCCAGAGAGATGCTTATATTGTCAATGACAAGATAAATAAGCACTTCTCTGAGAATTTCCCAGGCTTGTCTGGTCAAGACTACCGAGCACTATTGAGAGACTTGTCACCTTTGGTACAAGTATTGAATTCTCTCATTGACGAGTCTATGAATTTACTACTCATAGCCTTGTCAGGAGAGGAACCCGCTCCAGAATTTTATTTAGATTCTGGTTTGAGTAAATACTTTGTTTCCAAAGGAGTCTTCTCAATGCGTGCCTCGCACTCCATCGCTTTAGCAGATAGTATGGTCGTCAAAGTCATCCTTGATCTCCTTAGGGAGTGTCAGGGTGACCTCGTGACTATGTCTACCGCCTAGGCAGTAAAGTAGCGGGCCTGAGTAATTAGGCCTCTCTTTGATGCTGGTGATACTCTTTAGAGAGCCAAAGTACCTAAGATTAGTACCTTGGGTAGTCTCTCTAAACAAGCCACCAGTCTCTCGCTGAGAGGGTCCCTAATCCTATAGTATGGCCTCTTTCCTTTCGCGGGGAAAGGGGATAAAACCTTACTATAGGGGGCTTTCAGGCTCG